GACGACATTCATGAGCTGCTGCGCAACGCGATTCGTTTCCACTCGATGGGACCGACGGATCGTCGTAAGTGGTTCACGATGTTGTCGGACGTGGATTACACTTACGCACTGGGTTTGTTTCAGCGGCTGAAGGAAGCGGCGAGCGCGACGTCTGGTGCGCTGAAGATGGCGAAAAATAAGCTCGTCTCGGAAACTGCTAAGCTGAAGACGGAAGACGAAGAGAAGAAGCTCGCTAAGGAAGTGGAAGAACTGTACGTTCAGATCGAGCAGTTGCAAAAGCAGCGCGCACCGCTACCGCGCCCAGTGACGTCTTTCATGACGGAACAGGAAGAGATCCTGGACGAGCTATACACGATCTCGGATCACCTGCTGCGCAATCGCGCTTCGTTCTTTGGTTGGCGTGGGTATGACTGCGTCGAACAAATTACGGAAGACATCGATGCGACCAAACAGGAGATCGCTGCCACTCAAGCACTTCTGAATAAGAGCGTCGAAGAGCACGGTAAACTCACAGAGAAGCAAAACCTCCTGAAGAAGACCGGTGCTCAAGGTGTTGATGCCCTCTTGCGTCGATTGCATCTGGCTCAAGAGCGTCGTAATACAGTGCTCGATCAGCGCGGTCTGAGACTTGAAGGGTTCCATCCGGTTAATGCAAGCAATGCACTCGAGTCGATCTTTGAGTTGCTCTTCACTACTTTCTCGATGATTCCTCAGAATGACGATAAGCGGTTTAGTCAAGCGAAGAATAACGAGACAAAGCAAAAGATCCTCGAGAAGAAGGATGTGATCCTCCAAAAGCAAAAGGAGATCAATCACTTCGCCGGAAAGAAACAGCATATGGAATCCCACAAGGCCGATGGCCAAGCGGAATGTCCGAAGTGTCATTATCTCTGGACCATTGGTTACGATCCGGAAGTAATTAAGAAGTATGAAGCAGCGATTGAATCTCGCAATGAAGAAGTCACTAAGCTTCAAGGTGAAATCAAACTGTTGGAAGAAGAAATGGAAGCGTTCAATCAATACGTGGCGCTTTACATGGACTTCAGTCGTTGCGTGAAAAATTGGCCTGCTTTGCAACCGTTCTGGGATTACATCTTGCATGAGGAGATGGTCATCAAGTCGCCACGCATGGCGCTGATGAAGCTGGACGTCCTGAAAAAGGACCTGGCGCTGGAGATGGAGGCATACAAGCACGAAGGCGAAATCGCTGAGATCAAGGAGCTCATCAAACAAGCAGAGCAGCTTGGGGATGCGAACCTGAACGAAGTGATGGAAAAACTCGTTGAAGTGACGAAGACGGTGGATGAGTTGACGGCGAAGCTTAATCACCTGAACAAACACCTCCAAGCCACGATTGCGTATCGCCGCCAGATGTCGGACGTGCAAGCAACAGGCAAGAAGATCGAAGAGATGATCCTGAAGGCGGATAACGCCACGAAGGAACTGATCGAGATGATCCGGCGTGAAGCGATTCAGAACTGCATCAACGCTCTTCAGTTGTCACTTGCTCGAAAGAGTGAGGCGCTACAGGAGATGAAACTCCAGAAAGGTATCATCGCTGATCTGGAAGCCACGATCCGTCAATACGCGTTGCGTGATGAAACCTTGAAGTTGATGGTCAAGGAGATGTCGCCAACCGACGGACTGATCGCTGAAGGGTTGCTGGGGTTCATTCGTCGTTTTGTGAAACTGATGAATATCCTCATTAAGAAGATCTGGGCGTATCCGCTCGAAATACAGGTGTGTGGCGTAGCAACGGATCGAGGTGCGGAGTTGGATTACAAATTCCCACTGATGGTGCAGTCGCGCTCGAACATCGTCGATGATGTCAAGAACGGCAGTAGTGGGATGCAGGAAGTAGTGGATTTGGCGTTCAAGGTTGTTGCCATGAAACACATGGGTTTGGCTGAAGCACCATTACTCTTGGATGAGTTCGGCGCCAGCTTTGACTTAGAACATCGCACTGCGGCGTCGGCTTGCATTAAGAATCTGATGGACACACAAGGCTTCTCGCAGTTGTTCATGATCTCACACTACGAAAGTGGCTACGGATCATTTACGAATGCGCAGACGTGTGTACTGGATGCTCGCAACATTACGGTACCGGCTACGTATAACGAACACGTAACGATGCATTAACCAAAAGGAAGGGAAAGAAGGACCATGAGTCTCGATCACCAACAACACCAACACGAGGCAGCTACGGCTGTCGATCCGGCCGAAGCCACGATGACTCCGTTGGAGCTGCTCAAGCATCGCATGACCAAGCAGCACCAAATGCTGCACAATCTGACGGCTATCCATCTGAACACAGTGGCTGCGATTCAGAAGGACATCAGCTACTGCATGCAGATCGTCGAGATCGTCGAACAACATCTGCCGGATGCGGCACACCATCAAGAAGTGACAGGGCATCCCTCGATACCCAATGCACCGACCGTGCAAAACGCGCCCACGACTGCATCGGGTATGCCGCCCGTTCGTTTCGAAGATCCGGCAGCGCCGCGCATGTCGACAGAAAGCAACGGCGTCGAACTGCCCGTGCGTCAGCCGGTCTCGATGGCTGCTGCTACGGAAGCCGCCCGTGCAGCCATGGGTCGTGTCGGTGAGGCTGTGAATGCGCGCACGGCACCCACGCGCGCTGGTGCAGTACCGACTCGTCCGACTCGTGTCGCTCCGGCCGATCCGGTCGCACCGCAGGCAAACACAGCAGCCCAAGCAGCGACCGAATACCACGGCCATTTCTTCGGTGGCGGCTCGATCTTCGCAAAGTTCCTCTCGCCGACGGTCTATGCCATGGGCAAGGGTTTCACGGAGCCGGGCTACGGTGGTCTCGAACAGTACAACGAAGACGTGCTGCGTCTGAATCCGCGCGATCTGGAGACGCATCAGTGGCCGAACGGTTTCTACCGTGACGCACAGACGCGCCTGCAGCAGCTGCTGATCCGCAACAACAAGATCCAGGTGATCGTCTCGAATCTGCCGAACACCGAGACCAGCGTCCACGTCTCGTTCGCGCCGTTCAACGAACGTGTCGACATCAAAACGCTGCCGATCGATCAACTGAACCTGATCTGGAGCATGCTCCACGCGGCCTTCTTGGCCGTTGAACGCAGCGCTGGTCACGCACCCGTGCGTACCTAAGCGGTCATAACCCCCAGCCCGCCCGATGTACTGGGTAGGCTGGGGGTTTATGCCGTTATGTCGTCACGCCACTATCGAAATCGGTGCCGATCTTCAAGAAGAAAGCTCGGCTATGACGTTCTGCGTCTTGAGACTGACGCGCTTGATTGACCATCACCGCGTTCTTCACGTCAACCGTATCGTACGTCCGGTTGTTGTACTTGTTGTCGTACGTCGAGATCGCCCACTGACCGTCTTCGAAGACCGACCAGTAATCTGCCACCTTACCGATCCCGTTGATGAGCGGGTACTTCGGTTCCTTGAATGCCGTCAGCTTATTGACGATCCGGCCAATACGCGGATATTCGTAGTCAATGAAGACTTCCGGGTTGTCCAAGATCACGAAGAACGACTGGCTCATCGTTGCGTAGGCTACAAGGTTCGCATCGGACAGGAAGTCCGCCACGACGATCAGCGTCGGATCGTGCGGGTCCTTGTTGTAAGGTAAGGTTGAATAATCCAGATATGGGAACGATTCGTGAAAGCGCTCGATGATCGGTAGGTTGTTGAAATTGATCGCCACTGTCTGCGTACCAACCCGATACATCGTCTTGCCGTCGAGCACACACAGGTAACCACCCAGCGACATCAGGATCGTCTTGTTCGTGAGATCCTGACCGACATTGATGTACATCTGGTTCCGATACAACTGATCGGGACTTTGTTTGTAGATCATCCCCGGTGTGATAGGGACGTAGGTGAGCGAGCCCAACTTCTGGAAGTTCAGCAGACCAATCTGATTCTGGCGGCACTTGAAGTTCGAGAGCATCCCGTCAACCACGTAACCGCCCGTCGGTGTTGCGTCGATGCGGTGGAAGAACCCGTTGACTGTGACCATCATCGACTTGTACCAGAGGTTAAAGTCAATGGATTTACCGAGCTGATCCGTCTTGGTTAGATAAAGCCAGGGTTTGTCCGAGAGCGGTAGCTGAGCATCGGGCGCAGCAATTGCATTCACGGGCTGAACCTTGTAACCGGCTCGAAACGCATCCTTGTATTCAGCGTACTTCGGATTGAGCGTTGGAATGGTGGTGGAAGTCGGCAGAACCGTGTCACCATTCTGCGTGAGGAATTGACTGAAGGTAATCGTCAAACCACCATCGACTGCCTGGAGCTGAGAGAGATCCAGACTCACTTGACCGTCGATGAATGGGTTGGTGAGGATGGCATACACCTTCACGTAGGTCGCGTAAATCTGCGTGAACGTCATTTGACTGATGTCAACGCTCTCCCAACGGCCCTCGCTGGCAAACGATTTACCGATGGCTGAAACTAACGTATACATGCCGTCGCTCCGGGAAAAGTATTTTCAAATACTATGATTGTAGCTTTGTCGTAGTCTTGAGATACAGACTAAAACCTATAGAATATCGCCTTCGCCCGCTGGGAGTATAAGAATGCCACTGAATTTGAATAACCTGGCGTACCCGTTCGATCCCACGGGTTCGCTGGCGTCGAACCTCATCACGGGGGAGCAGCAGATCCTCACGGCGGTGAACTGGACAGATTACCAGTTCATTGTGCCGCGTTGGGCACCGTTCTTCTACGACAGTCTCGTCGTCAACTTCACAGATACGCAAGGTAACTCGCGCACTCTGGTTGAAGGGGTGGATTACTACGCGTGCTTCGAGTTCATCTCGGCTTCACGTGCGTGCGCCAAACCGATCTGGGGCGGTGTCCAGTTCATCAACCCGCTGCTCTCGGGCGTAGTGTCGCTGCAATACCAGACGCTGGGCGGTATCTGGACGCTGGATACGACGACGATTTCGCAGCTGCTCGCAGACCGTCTGGCGAACCCGCGGATCTCGGCTTGGGAACAAGTCGTGAACCAACCGGTGATGTTCCCGGTGATCGACCACGAATGGGATCTCGTGGACCTCGTCGGCGCTTCGGACATCGTGACCGCGCTGGGTGGTATTGAAGATATGCTGCGTCAGACGGGTCAAACGGGTCTCGCCGCTCACTTGGCTGACTTCACGAACCCGCACCGTGTCACCGCTGCCCAGGTGGGACTGGGCAATGTCCAGAACTACGGGATCGCACAACCAGCTGACCTGACGGCCGGTACCAGCAACACCGTCTACATGACGCCTGCTGGTACTACGACGATGATGAACAACGGGCCAACGCTGGCCCTGAACAATCACATCGCTAACCACAGCAACCCTCACCAAGTGACGGCAGCTCAAGTCGGCACATACACGTCGGCTCAGATCGACCAGTTGCTGGCAGGATACACGCCTTCGGGTGGGGCAGCAGCCAATGCTTTGCTGTTCAACGGCATGGATGCACCGACCTATCGGGACTGGGCGCTCTCCACGGGTGTCGCGAGCAATTCGCTACAGTTCGGCGGTCAAACACCTGCACAGTTCACGGCGTCGGTGCTGGGCGGCACGGCTGCGAACTCTAACGCGCTGGCTGGTTATACCTACGCTCAAGTGATCTCGAACGCGCTGGCCGGTAAAGCAGCCGACACGTTTAAGTTCAACGGCATGGATGCGAATACGTTCGCAAACTGGGTGCTGGCAAACGGTACGGCTGCGAACTCAGCTCAGTTCAACGGTATGACGCCTGCAGCTTACGCGGCTTGGGTCCAAGCCAACACAACGGCGAGCAACTCGAATCTGCTGCAAGGCATGACAGTTACGCAGATCGAGAACCAGATTCTGAATCAGCTCGGCGGCTCAGGCGGTGTGGCCAAGCAAGTGCTGATCCCAGCAACCTCGGGTGAAACTGGTACGACCTACTGGGAAGAACTTGGTCAGCTCATCATGCCGAGTGCGCTGTATCCGGCCGCTAACATCATCGATGCGCACTGGATTTTGCAAGGCGGAAACTCGAACGGTAACCTCGTCAGTTCGGCCTACTATGTCCACATCTCGAACGAGACGGGTACACCGGCAATGGAAGTACAATGCCTCACGGCAGTCGATGCTGGAGCGGTCTTCGGTTACAACGTGGTGAACGTTGACCATAGCGACGGTAATGGCGCTGTGCCGACGATGCGTGTGTGGATGCAGACCGGCAAGAACATGGGTCAGGTTATGATCACGCGTCTGAATGCGGACAGCATGATCTACGTCCCGCCGAATCGTATCTCGGCATCACCGACTGGCTTCACGGCGATCACCTCTGATCGCTTTGCTCTGGAGTCGGAAGTGACGGCGGTGTTGAACCAGCTGACCACGTCGTTCAATTCGCTCGCCACGCAGATCGCTGCTGCGTAAGCCACGTCCATGCGACACGACACCTCTGGCCGGGCCAGTCCCGCCGGAGGTGTTTGTGTCGTCAGTACAAAGAAACGTTTGACCTCAGTGTGAGGAGTTAGTAACAAATGTCGACACCACTTGTCATTCGGTATCCGCTCGATCCGACCGGTACCAATCCGAATAACCTGGTGACGGGGGAAATCCAGAACCTGACGCCGAACCGTAATGTTCGCGCGATCGCTACGATGTACGGCGCGTTTTTCACGAACTCGCTCATCGTTACGGATACCTCGAACAACCAAGTCCTCACGCCGGGTACGCAATACTACGCGGCTGAACTTTACGAGCTGCCGAGCGCACGCTATGGTCAGGAGATCTGTGCGGTCATCCTGATCACTGACCCGACCGTCAGCAACCAAGTCTCATTGCAGTATCAAGCCCTCGGTGGTCCGTACAGCACGAGCGCGCAAGCGATCATCCAGCAAATTGAGAACCTGGGTCTGGACACGCGTCCAGTGGCCTGGGGTGACATTTTGGATCGTCCGAGCGAATTCCCGCCCGCGTTCCATTTGCACGACATCGGTGACGTGTATGGTTTCGAGTACCTCGTGCACGCGATCGATCGCGTGCGTGATGCGATTGAAGTGGGCGATGCGCAACAATACGACCAGATTTATGCGTACATTGATCACGTCAACAGTACGCTGAGCAACCAGATCAATGCCAACCTGGCAGCATTCCAGGCGCACTTGTCGGACTTCGGCAATCCGCACCGCGTGACGGCCGCGCAAGTAGGTTCTTACACGACTGCGGAATCGGATGCAATCACTGGTCCAATCAACACGACGCTCACGAACCACGTGAACAACTTCACCAATCCGCACAGGGTGACGGTGGCACAGTTGAACACGTACGATGGCCCGACGATCGATTCGAAGATCTCGACGGCCGTCAACGCAGCAAAGCTCACCTTTACGCCGGTGCAACAAGGTGGTGGAGCAGGTCAAGGTACCAACAAAATCTATCTGGGCTGGGACGGTTCCCGTTTGCGCCTGCAAGTGGACTCCACGGACATCGGGGAAATCCCGTCGTACAACGAGTACATCGCAGAAGTCAACAGCCTGCAGAACCAGATCAATGCCCGTGTGGTGATTGGTAACACGATTGCGTATAGTTACGTGAACCAGACGGTGTCTTTCTGGGACGTCTATGCGAACGGGACGATGTACTCGGCGCACGATATCTGGGCGTTCTATTCGGACCAACGTCTGAAAACGGACATCCGGGAAATCACCAATGCACGCGAGAAGCTGCGCAAGGTGCGTGCCGTGCTATACAAGCACAACATGCTCGCCCACGAATTGATGGGTGCGGACATCGACAAGGACTTCATGGGTCTGTTGGCTCAAGAGGTGTTTGCTGTGTGTCCGGAGATCGTCGGTCCGGCACCGTTTGACATCGATCCGGTCACGGGTGGTTCGAAGTCCGGCGAGCACTACCTCACGATTCAGTACGACAAGTTCTGCGTGCTTCTGCTCGCAGGCTTCAAGGAACTGGACGCGGAGTCGGTCGACCATGAGGCGCGCCTGAAGGCGCTGGAGGCAGCATAAATGACAATGCAATCGAGTGGTCAGATTAGCATTGGCCAGGCGATGGCAGAATGTCAGATCGGTCAGCAGCAGTGGGATGCTAACTCCCCGCAGTTGACACGCTTGGCTGGTGTGAGTCAGAACCAGCAGTACGCGTGGAGTTACTGGTACGGTAAGAGCTTCGGTACGCCGGTGCTCGAAAACTGGACACAGTACTACACGGTCAACTACACGGGTGCGAACAACGCCAACTTCGGTCGGAGCCTGTTTCTATACAACGCTGGTTTTCGTTACAACACTACTGGCGCTTTTGGTCAGACAGGCGGTGATAACACAGTCACAGGTAACTATCCGGGCGGTTTGACCAACGGGTTTAACATCTCTGGCTTCTATCGGTTCAACAACAACTTGACCGTGATGGCAGTGAATAACTCGCTGGACGGTGTGTTGTTCCAGACTAGTATTGGTGATAACGTTCGGCTTACGAACGATATCTCGTACAGCTTGGCGTTCGGACCGAATCTGTGGACGTTTTACGGTGCCACTACTGGCGTGGGGATGGGAGCACCTCGTAACTACACGGTCAATCTGGTTGGTCCGGCGGTACGGGCGCAGCCCCCCAATGGTTACGTGAACGGACAACCACCTCCAACTACCGGTGGCAGTACATCTCACGGTGGTGACGACTCCTGTTTCGTCGAAGGCAGTTTGGTGCTCATGGCCGATCGTAGCTGGAAGCCGATCCAGACTCTTTCACCGGGTGATATGGTGATGGGCCCGACAGGACCAGTCATGGTCAAGCGTTTGCACATTGCTCGTGTGGGCAAAGGCCGTAACCTGCTGCGTTTTAAGGAAGATCCGCGCCACATGTGGTCGGCTGAACATCCGTACTGGGTACGTCAGAACGGTAAGCAGTGGTGGTGGTCCGGTGATCCTGCTCAGATGCGTCGAGAAATGGAGATCGGACTGCTCGGCGGTCTGAAGGACCCATATAGCTTCCTGGGTGGTGAGGCTGAATTTGCCACGCTCAAGGGTTTTGTCAAACGCACAGTGGAAGTGGTACCGAACCACGATCCGAATACGCTCGTATTTATCCCGGTTGTCGAAGGCTCCCCTGTCTTCATCAACGGGTACATGGTGAGCGCGTTCATCAACGAGTTCAACTACGACTACACAAAGCTCGACTGGGAACAGCATGTGCCAGAGTTCACGGTCGATCAAGAAATGCTCGACTTGAACCTGAAGTGGCTTCGCGATTACCACGGTGAGAAACAAGAAGTTTGATCGGACGACTGCGCACGGACAGTAGGGATACTGTCCGTGCGTATGTTCGCCTAGCTAGAGAGGATTCAATGACAACGAAGACGTGGTATGAACAAGGTCAGGCGAGTGTCGATGTCGGTCGTTACGTCGAGGCGTTTGGTTTCTTCCGAAAAGCGATGGAAGAAGAGCCGGATAATGGCCTGTATGTTGCCGAAGCAGGACTGATGCTGCTTTATACGGGCGACCGTGTACAAGCCGAGGAGTACGCCAACAAAGCGATTGCGATGTCGCCCGATCACCCAATCGTGAATATCGACTACGCAACAGTGATCGCGCATTTGAATCGAGCCGATGAAGCTATCGCTCGATTCGAGAAAGTGATCACACAACTGCCGGAAGAGGACTTTCCCCTTTTCCGCTATGGTCAGACTCTGCAGCTCCTCGGTAAGTTGGATAAAGCAGAAGAAGTGTTTCGTCGGGCTTGTTTTCTCAATCCCGAACGCGCCCATAACTTCTATCAGCTGGGGCGACTGACCAAACTGAAAGCGGATGATCCGTGCTTCAAGCTGCTCGAGACCATGATGGAACGGATCGACGAGTTTTCACCGGGTCGGCAGACCAACTTCCACTTTGCTTATGCGCACGCGCTGGCAGCTCAAGGTCGCCACGAAGACGCGTTCGAACACTATGTGAAGGCGAACGCGAATCATCGCCAGTCCGTCCAGTTCGACGAAGACCGGATGGTGCGCCACATCGTGAGCAATGCGAAGATGGTCGACAAAGCCGGGACAGAGCGCTGGGAAGGACGCGGTCATCAGTCTGCTGCTCCGATCTTCATTATCAGCATGCCGCGTTCAGGTTCGACGCTCGTGGAACAAATTCTCACGAGTCATTCGCGTGTCGGCGGACTGTCGGAGCGCGGCGTGATGGAGCAAGCTAAGGAAGTGACGGGTGGCTTCTCGCTTTACTGTCACGATGAAGCCTTTACTCAAGGTAAACTGGTGGAACTTGGGGCAGCATATCTGGACATCGTCTATAAGACGCAACCGGAAATGCAGAGCATGCGCCATTTCACGGATAAGTCACTCTCGTTATTCCAATACGTGGGTTGGGCACATCTTGCTTTCCCGAACGCAAAGTTCATTTACGTAACACGCGACGTCATTGACATGGCGCTCTCGATTTTCTCGCTGCGCTTTGCTGGAATCGAGTATGCGTACGATCTGGGTGAAATCGGACGACGCTATCGGACGTTCCATGAACTCATGGAGTATTGGAAAGGAATCTTGCCTGCGGGCACGATGCTCGAATTGAAGTACGAAGACCTTGTGAATGATCTCGAAGGTCAAACGCGCCAGCTCTTGCAGTTCTGTGGTCTCACGTTCGAGAACGACTGCTTGAACTTTCACGAGAACGACCGTATCGTGAACACAATGAGTAACACGCAGGTTCGTCGACCGCTGTACCGTACGTCGCTCAAGCATTGGCGGCCATCGGAGGAGCAACTCAAGCCGCTTTACGAAGGTTTGGGCGAAGAGCTCACGGCGTTGGTAAAAGCACAAGAAGCTCGTAAGGAGTAAAGATGAGTAATTGGACGGGGCAGGTGTTGTGTATGAATCAAGGAGCCCGTGCGGTCCTGAAGAACCAGAAGCCTGCCTGCGTCTGGTTCACAGGTCTGTCCGGCGCCGGTAAAACCACGCTCGGTAAGCTGTTGGAACAACAGCTGTGGTTGGAAGAGCGCCACACTTACATGCTTGATGGGGATCTATTACGCGCGGGGTTAAACAAGGATTTGAAGTTCAGTGAAGCAGATCGCAAAGAGAACGTTCGACGAGTGGCAGAAGTCGCTCGTTTAATGGTCGATGCGGGTCTCATTGTAATCGTGACTTTGATCTCTCCGTTTCGTGCTGATCGTGACTATGCGCGCTCCCTTTTCAAAGAAGGAGAGTTCCTTGAAGTCTACCTGGAGACGCCGATTGAGGTGTGCGCAGAGCGAGATCCCAAAGGTCTTTATGCGCGCGCCATGAAAGGTGAGATCCTGGACTTCACGGGCATCAGCAGTCCATACGAACCTCCATTCGCCCCTGAGCTGGTGCTCTCGACAGTAAATACAGAACCTTACCGGCTGGTTGAGTCGATCATGAAGAAACTGGAAACACGATGAAAGCCAACTTCAATAAACCTGCCAGCGAGATCTTGACCGATCTGATCTTCCGTAGTAACGGAATCTGGATCATGTATGGCAATGTCGAGTTCGGTACACCTGAAGCGCTCCCCAATCCGCTTCCATGGGCACCTAACACGGTGGTCAAGGTTATCGCGGACATGGTGGAAGATGATTCGCTTGAAGGTTGCACTCAGATCGTTTATCGTCGGCTCCCGTTAAGTGAGTTGATTCAAACGGTCTCGACACCGATTCAGGTCCCGCAGTTCCCATTTAAGGTGTCTGATCTGTTACCGCAGATCAACGCCATGTATCAGATCCAGCTGCAGCCAAGCGACATTGTCGATAATGCTTATACGGATTTGAGTCAACCGGTGGTGGTCAATGCTAATCCCAAGGCATTGTGCTATATCGGTTCCCTGACGCTCTCGGTTGTGGGTCCGAAACTACTCCAACTCGTGCCAAATGGGGATCTCGACGGCTTTAATGTTTATACGCCCTCTTGAAGGCGTCATAAAGGCCTTTCCCGCCCTTCGTTGCCAAAGGGTAGGGAAAGGCCTTATGCCGTTCTTACAGCGCCTCTACGAGGCTCTAAACGCGTTACTGCTCTTCTTCGTTCGGACGCTTGTTCTGCTCAGCGTTCTCAGCGGGCATTTCACCAGCTGTGGCCTTCTCTGGCGCCGCAGCGGCAGCAAGGTCCTGACCTGTTGCTTCTGCGTTGGTCTCACCTTCACCCATCGCATTAGCAGTCGGCACATCACCTCCTTCGCCTTGCGTACCATCGCTCTGAACGTCATTCTCGCCAAGCGAGTTGTCATCCGTCCCCGTGGTACCTGCGCCACCAGCTAGTTCACCACCCAGACCGTCACCCGTGCCTTCTGGGTTCACTTCCGGGTTGGTGCCGTCTGCGGCGCCCGTGGTGTCGTCACCGTCGGTGCTTTCGCTACCTTCGTTGGTTTCACCCGGTGGCGTAGCCACAGAAGGATCACCCTGCGGGTTGTCGATCAGATCGACCGGGACTTTGCCGCCTTCCGTCGGATCAGGCTTGCCTTGGGCTTGTGCTTCGGCTTGCTTTTCCTTCTGGATCTCGTCGACCTTCAGTTGCGTTTGGTCCAGCTGAGCTTGCTGCTGTTGCTCTTGCTGTTCCTCATGCTCCTCATGCTCTTGTTGAGCCTCAGTCTGCTCACCTTCACCGGTCTCGCCTTCAGCCGGTCCTTGAGCATCGACTTGACCGTCCGGAGTCGGTTCTGTTCCCGTACCCTTAGTGGTCAAACCTTCGGGTTGTTGGTTGCTCTCAGCTTGCTCGGGTGTTGTCGCACCACCGTTGGGTTCAGCACCGTTCGGCTCACCCGGAATCGCGTTGCCTTCCGGATTGGCGGCCGTGCCTTGCTCAGGTGCCGGATTTTCGGCTTGTCCTTGACCTTGATCTTGCTTCGGTTCCGGATCGATCTGCAGGTTACCCGGTACGCCTTCGTTCAGCGCTTGGCTGAGCTGTTCGTGTTCGGGAATGTCCGTCGACGACGGTGCGGCGGGCGTTTGCGCCACAGCCTGTGCCGGAGGCTCGTCACTGCCTTCCGTACCCTTTTGCACCTGACCCAGCGTCTGATCAGCACCCGGATCGTTCGGTAAGCTGGCTTGTTCCGACGTCGCCAAACCGTCGTTGTTCTGCGCAGATTGCACTTCCACCGGATCGGTCGACGGCTTCTTCAGGAACTCGTTCTTCAGCAGGAAGAACTGATCGTACAGATCCCGCACGATGCCTTCTTCGTTGCCACCCGTGGGACGACCGTAACCTTCAGGCAAAATCACGTCCGACAGTGCGATCGGGAATTCGGGAATCGGTTGATTGCGATCCCGTACTTCCAAATCGATCTTGCACCAGTCGTAGTACCCTTCGCCGTCGGGTTTCGGGAACATGTCGATTTCCCACTTCAAGTCCGTACCGATGATCGGGAACGTGAAGCGAACTTTTCGCATGCCCTGACCGGAGAGGAACTTGAAGATCGTGAACTCGTCCTTATTGGAGGGCAACGGCAACTCGATCTTGTCGCCGTTATCGTTCATTTTCACCTTCGACGTTCGGACGTAGACGGCTTCTTCTTCCTTACCGTCTTGCCAGGTCTTGCGCACGCGCATTGACCCGTCACCCGCGTTCTTGTCGTCCTTCGGAACGCGGATCTCCCACTGTTCCTGGTTCTCCTTCGAAGCGGCTCGTTCGAGTTCGCTCGGGCTCACGACCTTGGCGTAGATCGTGTGCTCGATTTCCTTGACCGGCTGGCCATTGGCGATTTCTTCCATCACCAGGTACGGACGTCCGATCGGATTGTGCTCGACCACTACCGGCGGGGTCGGATACAGGTGACCGAACTCCTTCCGGAACGACATGATCAACGCATCGTCGTGAGACGGATGATGCACGTCGACAAAAGCGTTCTCGAGAGCCAGTCGCATCACTTGACTGCGCATGTTTGTTCACTCCACGTAATTACTTCATTCCTTACCGCCGCCAACAATGATAGTGAGAATTTCCTTGGCGGTATGCCAAAGAACTACCATGGCGGGGTTATCGGTTGCATGACCTTCACGCCAAGCCACCATGGCAGTAGCTCCAGTGACGATCAGCGTAACGGCTGCTGCGAGGATGAAGATACCTTTGATCAGCCAGATCTTCAACCCATTCAGGTCGCGCTCTTCTGCGACCTGTTCTTCTTCCTTGGTGAGAGGTTTGATCTCTTCCTTGTCCTTCGGAAGTTCACCGCGACGCTGTAGGTACTTGTACAGCAAGAGGATTTGATCGTCGGCATTCATCATCCGGATCGCATCCTTCAGTTCTTTACCTGTGGCTTCAGGACCAAGGTTGGGCAGTTCAGCGACGTGTATTGCTATCTCGTTGTATTCTTCCAGCAGGAAGTCGACGGCCAACTTCCCAGGCTTGTGATCCGATACAGCACGTGTGTCGCTGATCCCCTTAAGGACCCGTTCGACTAACATTGCTTGCCCCTTGCGGTGCAGTTGCGAACACCGCGTTGTTCTGCTTTTTCCAGTCCTCGAGGGAACCGAGACGGCGGTTCGCAGTGGCAACGTTCGCCGTTTGCGAGTCGTACTTGTCTTCCCACAGATTGCTGCGCTCTTTCCAACTCAGTGCGTTGTAGCTCGTCTGGTCAGGAGGAGCTTCGATTGGAGCCTTCACGAGCAATGCATCGGGCGGACCGATGTAATTGTTCTTGATCTCCGGTACGCACTGATTAGCACACCCCGATAGAGCTGTGACGATAGCCATCGCCAACAGGATCTTTTTCATGGTCTTTCCTTTCTTGTTATTGCGCCTGCGGAACCGAAGCGCACTTCGGATCGGCACTACCAACCGCAGCGCAGTACTTCATCCAGCTGCCCGTCAATTGGACAGCGCTGATTTCGGCTTCCTTACCAGTCGGTACCACATCTCCAGCTTTATCTGCCGTAACCGTTGCAATCGGAACAGGCGTGACGGGTTTCGGGACCGTCGAGCTACTCGGTGTCGGAGCTACCACTGTGGAAGCACCGTTGGCATACTTGCTATTGATCTGGCTTACTTGATCGGCGACCCAGCCATTGATCTTTGACTGCGTGGCTTGTGCAGCTTGATCGCCTTGTACCGACGAAGCCACAACCGTATCCGTCACGGCAGCACTGGAAGCCTGCGTTTGGATCGTGTTATGCTGGTCGTTGATGACCTGGCCTTGTTGACCGATCGTTTTCTGATCCCCGAGCACCGTGTGGTATTCGTGAATCGCAAACCAGATAATCAACGCAAGGATCGCAGCAGCTACGGCCGCGATGATGGCTTTGACTTGGAGTGTCATCTGTGTTGCTCCCGTAGGATTTTCAAACGGCAGTACGCAACAGCTAAAGCGTCGACCGAGTGTTCATCCAGCGATTCGATGGCGGTTGGTCCGTTATAATTGAGATCAGGTAACGCCATCAGTTTTTCTTTGACTTCATCCTTCTTCGCATGTGAAGATGCCCCGACTGCTTTCTTCACGGTTGGTGGATCAATCATGAACAGATTGAGCCAACAGTCATAGCGCCATAAGGCATTCCGGATCGCATCGACAGTTTCTGTCAACGCGCCGTATGCCTGGGGTCGAAATTGACTATAGAACGGAGATTCAGAAGCCACCAAATTCGGCTGGTAATAACGGAACATCTCCACGAGGTTATCCTCGTGTGCTGCAATGCGCCCAGCCCGTGCGCCGTGCCGATCACCAAACCATCCATCATCATTCGCCAGTTTCGATCCGACGTAGGTAAACGCAGTGGACTCGATAATTTCAAGTGTCACAACGTTTACCTTCAGAGCACCGAAACCGAGTGTTTCACTGCCTGGATCGATACCGGCGATGCACCCCAAGGGGGATGCACCTTCCGGTATTACTAACATGCTTACCTCAGTTATGCACCCGTCGTCGTACCCGTGCCCGACGTGAGTTTGTACAACGGTTCGACTGCGCCGCAGTCGACGATATTGTCCACCCCGTCCTGACTGAAGTTCAGCGCGTAGAACGTGTTGATGAACGAATCGACCTGCACAGCGATTGCCTCGTTGAAATTGAACGAGGGTTGGCCCGAGCCACCCACTGAGATCACTTTGTCCACACCCGAGCACAGCGCGATTTCGGAAACGATCGCTGCGTTCGGATCACCATAGATGATGTTCGCAACGTTCAAAATTTCCGTGACGTCGTCAGCTGTCAGCGTAATGGGAACCGGAGCGGAAGCCATCACGTAATCGCCCGTCACTACGTTCACGCCCGTCGGGGACAAGTTCGGTGGCGTCGGGTTCAGGTTGGCCGTCGTCGGAACGAAAGGCGTGGTCGTGATCGAACCATCGGAGTTCACCGTCTTGTACTGCATCGAAGCAGCCACGTTGGTGAAGTCGATCCGTTTCAAGTAGTACGCAATGTAATTGACACCATTGTGTACTTCCTGCACACGCAGCGCGTAGTTCGCTTGTTGTGCTTGCGTCAGATCGTTCGACGGCTCGCGCAACACGAACGGCAGATGGTTGTACAGCGCCGCATCCGTCGTCATGTGTTGGATCGGTTCCGGAATATACAGACCGTTGGTCACCGATAGCTTGTGACCGCCATTACCGATCGCGAAGTAACGACACGTAGGCAGAACGCCGCTGTTCGGCAGGACACCAGCCTGCACACCAAACTTCTCATTGAGCGTGCTGTTGGTCGCCAAAGCAAACGGCAAGCCCAAAAGCTGGCACGATTGCAGATAGCTTCCATACACGGTACGTACGATGTTGTCCACCAGAAACTCCGTAAAGGAAATCGTTTTTCATTAATCACACTATTGGCGATTACTGAGTTTGCACAGTGAAGCCGTCGAGGTCCGGATCACCGATGAGGATGATCTTGCCATCAGGCTGATAATAGACGAGACCCGACATGGTCGTGAAGCGAATCACGCTCGAGAGAGGTTGCGGACCTGGTACATTGGGCTTGAAGTCATTACCCCAGATGTCAACAATTTGCTGAGCATACATCGGCAACAGCGACAGCCATTGACACAGACCTGGTACTTCCACAGCACCCAATGGATTCGGTGCAGCACACACGAACTTCGGCAGATGGAAGCGCACCTTCGCAGCATTAAAGAAATGATGCTGGTTGTTGCTTGATTGCTCGGTGAAGAGCTTGCGCAATTCCCACTGTGTGTGTGCATGCAACGAAACATGCTGGTCATGCAGCGGCGTGTACTTCGTGACCTTGTTATCTTCGTGGTTCTTAAAGTGCGGATGGGTGTCCAGCACGCGAGAACCAAGATCCGTCGCTTCTTGGTGGTTCTTCTCCAAAGCATTCTGATTATCACCGACACGAATCGCTGCCCAATCAGCCGGGACAATGGTCGAGTTGTTGATCGTCTGCATGAACTGGACCGAGTAGCTCGAAAGCTGCTTCATCATCCCGATCATGGCCTTTTGGATGTTCGCCACCGAAGGCGTCGTAATCAGATCTTGCCCAGTCGCTGCAGCGACGATCTGATTGTACAAGGCGCCCCATTGCGTCTGCGTCCAAGCAGCTACGTCCAGATTGCGCTCAGCAAACCAGTTCTTGTAGTTGTCACCCGGATCAGCCACGTAACAAAGATTATCACTCCACAAGAGACTGGTCGCATTCTTCACGTAACCGCGTGTCTCCATGTGTTCCTGCAACGAGACCACTCCATCTTGCTCGTTTGCCGCCTTGAAGATATCCACACAAAGTGCATAGAACGCTTCAGTTGACATGAACACTGAAGGTGCAGTTATCACAGGCTGCAGGTCATGAATTTCCTGCAACGTTGCGATGTCCACCTTCGTCATGTCGCACAGTGCAGCCATTGCGGAGACTGACGGAACCGGAACCCGCGGAACACGCTTGGCGTACATCGGAGGAATCACATCCAGCGTAATTCCGATCGATGCATTCAGTGCGTACCAAGCCAAACAGAACGCGTCCTTCGCAAACATCGGCACGGTTTCACCCGTGGCCGGGTTCGTGAACTGGATCGCAGAATTGTAGTAGCCCAAACTACTCAACCACAACCAGTTGTTGATGAGGATCTCGTCCAACGGATACCGTACGCTGCCCGTGTAGTCAATCATGGACGATTCAAGCGCCTTGGTTGACAACTTATTGAACAGCGAGTTCTGCATCTTCTCCTGAATGACAGGCTCGTCGTCTGCCGAATACTTCTCATTATCGCGAGCAACAGGCCATTCTTTCTCGAGCATCTGGTGCAGCGAAATCTCGTTGATCGCATCCAGATTGTAGCCCAAGTTGACCGGATCGCGTGTGAACGTGATCGTCGGATAGTTCTCCGTTGGCATCTGCGACACGTCATGCTTCATCGTGTACTTAGCCAGCGGCAGGTTCCGCTCGGTCATGATATGGTCCACGAGCCACTCGAAGATCTCCGACTGCCCGGCGTTACGCTCCAGGTAGTTGATGTTCCGGTAAAGTTCGAGTGACTGTTTGGTCGTGAGTTGATCCAGATAAAGATCGAGCAACCCGTGACTGACCAGATACTGTCGCACGTGAAAACTATGCGCCTCGTTCGTCTTACAAGCTTCCAAACGCAGATTGAGAATCGTCTGCGGAAGCAATGCAAACATAATGCCCAATGTGAAGGGCACGTACATGTTGTCTGAGACCGTGTACGCTCGATTCACCCAACGTGTCTTGAATCCGTAGATCCAGCGCTGCAGCTTCTCGATGAGACTGTACTCGTTGAATTCCACGAGATTCGACGGATAAGCGAGAATCTCTCCGTCGTTTGCCATGATCGCTGTCTCGATGTCTACGGGATTCAAGATCCCGTTGATCAGCGTGACTTGGGTTGGGTACTGCGCGACCAGCGCGAGGTAATCGCGCTGACCGAATTGGTAAGCCTTTGCCGTAGCTCGGTGAAGTGCCAGATTGGCTGTCGAGAATTCGATGGTTTCCAGTGTGTCCATCGAGACGACATACATCGGTTTATCAGCCGAGTGATACTGGCCCGCTAAATTCATATAGTAGCGCCAGGTTGTCGGATCGGTGGAATCCACCGGAATCTGCAGCCTGGTACTGACATCATTGTTAATCGCATCGGCCGTGTCCGACGACTTGATAACAATGTAGCGGGCCAGAGCAAGTACGCTGTCCAAATAGACTTGGTACTGGTTCGAAGTCGTGGCCATGCGGCACCCCTATTTATTACACATGCCCTCGATGTTTCAAAGGGCTCTCCATTCGTTGAGGTTCAAATGTCCAAAGCGTTGAAGGAAGCCATTGCGCTTGCTGGCAGTGGTAAACGCTATTCAGCCATGTCCCTGGTTCGTCAAGATCCAGGCATGGCTGCAACTGTCAGCAAGCTGGTTCACGGCAAGATGACGCCCCGATACGACAGCGCCGGGAACCTGACGACGGACAACCCGAGCGTCCAGGCGCTGAAGAACGTTTCGGATAATACGGTCCAGAACATCTCCGATGCTCAGACCGTCATGCAGACGTTGCCGGAGTTGGAACTGGCAGCCCAAATTCTCGTGTCCTCGGTGCTCTCGCCCAAGGACATGATGACCGTTGAGCTGATCTACAAGGCTCCGGAGAACCTGGTCACACCGGAAGTGAACACGGCGATGACCAACCGCGTTCGTCAGCATTTTGAACAGAACTATAAAATAAAGCAGGTCTTGCCCCGGCTGCTGCGTGACGTTCTGTTCGAGACCGGGAGCTATCCGGTAGCCGTTCTGCCTGAAAATACGATCGACGACGTGATCAACGGTCAGCGCAAGGTGACGATGGAGTCGCTCGTCGATACTTTTGATCGTGATGGCAAAATCAAGCCACTTGGCTTGCTTGGTCCCGTGATTGGCAAGCCACGTCAGGAGCGTCAAGGCTCCTCGATCTCGTTCGAGTCGATGCAGGACTATCGTTTTGATACGTCTTACGATACAAAGGTCGGACTGCAGTTGGCGTTCGAAGGACAGCAACAAGAAACCTTCACGACGGTGACGGACAATTACTCGTTGCTCAAGGTGCCGCAGCTGCACCAGCGTATTCGTGAGCAGCGCGTGATGGACTTGATGGGTTCGCGCGCGATGCGTGCGATGGAAGCGTATGGTTCTGGTGGCATGGCACCCCCAACGACTACGACGCACAAGCTGAACGACCGGGAGTTGTCGAACCTGATCTATCGAGATCGCAACTATCAGTACAAACCCATCACGACACTCAAGACGCAAGAGCAACTGAATCGCCGCGCAGTTGGTTCGCCGCTCATCATGCATTTGCCGTCCGAAGCAGTGATCCCGGTGTTCGTGCCTGGCAATATCGAACAGCACGTAGGTTTCTTCGTTCTCATCGACGAAGACGGTAACCCGATTCAACGGATCGCGGATATCGACTACTACCAGCAATTGAATGCTCGGATGAACTCCGGTGGTTCATTCCCATCTGCGATGCTGCAGAAGGTGAAAGCGAACATGCAGGGGTTCGACAACACCAACAACGCACACCTGGATTACTCGGCGCGCGTTTATGGTGAGATGATCGAGCAGGATCTGCTGGCCCGGTTGCGTAACGGCGTCTACGGCAATGGTGTCGCACTGGCTAAGCGAGAAGAAGTGTACCGCATCATGTTTGCACGTGCGCTGGCTAAGCAACACACCCAGTTGCTCTTCGTGCCGATCGAGTTCATGACGTACTTCGCATTGCGTTATAATGGCGATGGCATGGGTAAGTCGATGCTCGACGACCTGAAGATCATCAACTCGCTGCGCTCGATGCTGCTCTTCTCTAACGTCATGGCGGCGGTGAAGAACTCGATGGGTCGTACCGAAGTCAAGATCAAGATGGATGAGCACGATCCTGACCCGCAGAAGACCTTCGAGCGTGTAGTGCACGAAATCCTGCGTTCGCGCCAACAAGCATTCCCAGTAGGTACCAACTCACCGATGGACATCGTCGACTGGGTGCAGCGTGCTGGCTTCGAGTTTGTTCCGGAAGGTCATCCGGGTCTGCCTGACATGACGGTGGAGTTTGGTGAGAAGAACACCAACTACGCTAAGGTCGACAACGAGCTGGATGACGATCTGCGCAAGCGCTCGATCATGGGTCTGGGCCTCACGCCACAGTCCGTGGACGCTGCGTTCGAGGCGGAGTTCGCCACGTCGGTGCTGACGAACAACATTCTGCTCTCAAAGCGAGTGTTGAACATTCAGGAAGTGATCGAACCGCAACTGGCTGACCACATCCGCAAGGTGATGATGAACGACGAAGAACTCATCCGAGATCTGCGTCTCATTCTCGAAGCCAATGCGGACAAGGTGATCGAACGCCTGAAGAAGCGTGACGAAGCCCACAAGGACGACCCGACGTACAAGTCGAACCTGGGTAACCAGCCGAAGAACCTGGTGATTCAGCAGCTAATGTACGATTTCGTGATGGGGATGGAAGTGTCCCTGCCGAAGCCGAATTCGGTGACGCTGGAGAACCAAGTTGCAGCCCTCGACACGTACACCAAGACGGTCGATGCAGCGCTCGATCACTATCTGTCGTCGAACTGGTTCACGGCAGAAACAGGTGGCGATCTGTCGAACTACGTCGGTACCATCAAGGAGATCGCGAAAGCGCACTTCGTACGGAAGTGGCTGGGTGAGAATGGCGTCATGCCGGAACTCGCTGAGCTCACGACGCTGGATGACGACGGTCGTCCGCTGCTGAACTTGTGGGATTCGTTCCAGGACCACATGGGCAACGTCACGAAGGTGCTCGACCACTTCATGAACGGTATCAAACCGATCAAGGATGCGGCGAACCTGAACGAGAAGAAGCGTCAGGAAACCGACGAGACCCAAGCTGCTGGCAGTATGGGTGGTGGTATGGACATGGGTGCCGCTGGCGGCGACATGGGGATGGGTAGTGACCTGGGCGGAGGGGATGACTTCGGCTTTGGGGGCGGGGATGATTTTGGTGGTGGAGGCTTTGGGGATTTCGGTGAGGCAGCAGACGCTGCCTCGAAGATGAACCAGAGTCCGAGCGACGAGTCACCGCTGAACCCGGAAGATGAAGAACCCGGCGCAATGGGTGCTGCACCTTCTCCGGTCTAAACAAGCAAAAAAAAGACGGTCATAGGAGCCCAGGGTCCGAAGACCCTGGGCTCTATGCCGTCAAAAGGTCATGCCATGGTTATTCTTACTCGCCGGAAGGCGGCAGGTAGCTTGCGCCGTTCGGACCGATGTCCTGGATCTTGGTCAGGTTGACACCGTTGTGGCCTTCACGTTGCGTGACGTCGAAATTGCTGCGTTGCTTGGAGTCGTCGGTGATCCCGCTCAGACGCGCAGGTACCGATTCCGGATTGAGAATGCGTGCCCGCGTACGCTCCAAGGCAATCTCCATGTGTTTCGTGCTGCTGACCACGTAGCCACAATCGCGAAGACGTTGCAGGAATTCATCGAACTTCGAATGGTCCCGCTGGAGCTGCATATCCAACCACGTATCATCACCCATGAGGACGCGCACCGTGGTCATGACGGGTGCTGCCTGCTGCGGTGCGATACCGTCCGGCCAAAGACCTGCATCGTCGATGTGGGTGATGTACGGATTCATACCGCGCGGATACTTACCCGGATGGCCGAGAACTGCACCGCTATGGCCATCATTCGCATGCTTCGCTTCACGACGTCCTGCGAACATGTCACCCAGACTCTTGCCATCACCCGGCATATCGCTTACGGGTCTGCCAGAAGTCAGCGATTCGATGCTCGGAGCATGCTTGGTGGCCAAGGCAGCGGTCGTCGAGAAACAATCCGTGTCGAGAACCTGATCGCTGATGCCGAGATCTTTTGCTGCGGTTCGGCAGTTCTCCGTGAGCGTAGCGTGTGCCGTCTTGTCGTACAACGGTGTGCTACTGTCATGCCCGTGCAGCTTACCCGAGAAAGGCACGTGATAGTTCGTCATCTCGAACGCAATTTGTGAACGTGGCAGACTAAAAGCCGGAGTCTCCGGGATCGGATGGTTCGACAGGTCCGGCATGGCGTTCCAGTCACCGTCGTTCTCGTTGAGCGCGTGCTTCGGCACCATACGTTCGACGAACACGAATTTCGTATCGTCCCACTTCTTGCTCTGGGTGACGATTGTGAGCATGTTGATCGCGTCTTGACCTGACAAGCGAGCTTCTGGAGTGGTGTCGTTCAGCTGTGTGATGTTCTCAGCCGAAATGCCGTGTTGTTGCAGGAACGCTGCGAATGCTTGCATCAGAATGGTCTTGCCCGAGTTGCAAGCACCGTCGATCGTGATGCGGATACCTTGATTGCTCATTGTGTTTTCCTTGTTAGGCTGCAGTCCGTTGCATGAGTTGTGCGGTGATCGGGGTATTCGCCCAATTGAAACCACCGTGTTGAATGATGAACAGCATGTCCACGCCCAGCTCTTCGCCATTAAGCCAGGCTTCGTAGTCTTGCGATCCGCGTGTCGAATTCTGGGTCAGAACACCCGTCGTCACATACGTGATCATGTCTTCGATCGCGCGCTTTTCTTCAGTCACCTTCTGATAGAAACGTGAGGCGATCTTTCCGGTCGTCTTCTGGACGAACTGGATCTCGAAGAAGTTGTGTCCCATGCGCTGTCGAACGCGCACTTCGCGCAAGGAAGCGTCCCCCGCGCCCGTCGTCACTTGGAAGCGAACTTCCAGATCACCCCATCCCGTCGCTTCTCGCGACATGTGTTTCACCGTACCGGCCGGAAAGACCTTGTCACGGATGATCTGGGAGTTCATGGCCTCGATCAATTTCTGGCCAAAATTGTTCATGACTTCGTCGAGTTTGAAAATGGACATTTGTGATTGCTAAGACATAAAACGTTGTAAAGAGCGGGTGAGTTGCCTCACCCGCGACACATCAGCTGTAGTGCTTAAAGAACGGTATAACCGTTTTCTTGGGCTTGCAAAGGTGCGTCTTCCGCAGAACTCACCTCTTCGGCCGTAACACCTTTTTCACCGATTGCACCGAGACTCAGGATGTTGGTCCGATCAGCCAACTGCGGCAAATCATTGAAATCCACCGCGGATGCATCCTTTGCCTCGCGACTCAGGATCGTCACCGGCGTCTGGAAGAAGCCGGGGTTGTGGGCCTTCATGGCGTCAAGGAGACTCTCCTCTTTCTCCTCGCCCTCCACACCAACCCATGCTCGAAAGCCCGGCGAATCATGCACGAGGTGTGCTGCCACCACCTGCTCGATCCCGTAGTTTTCCTTCAGACCTTGAGCAATGGCGCGACCAACGAGGGCAGCCTTTTCCCCGTCAGGTGATTCCACAACGATGTTGACCGGTGCTTCCATAGCACCACCTCCTTGTTGTTAATCGACGTCTTCTCCGACGTCATCTGCATCGATTGCATGGGCGAAGTTCTCCGCTTCTTCGGCCGTGAGCAGATCTGTGTCGGTATCGACGGTAAAGCTGTGGATCGAGATGGGTTGACGGAATAAGTCCGGGTTCGCGTCCGCGATTGCATCGAGCAATGATTTACCTTGCTCCAAGTCAGTCTGCTCAACCGGCTCAGCGCCTTCCTCGTCGCTGTGCGTGACCTTCACGTGCTGGAAGCCAACCTCTTGCAACGCATTGCCAACGACCTTACCCAATGCCTGAGCAAAGTCATTGTTGCGTGCGCTGATGACGATACTGGCTCCGGGTTCTTCGAAATCATCCGACATTACCTTCTCCTTGTTTCAGTTGTAACGAGTAGTAGGTGCCCCGCCGGAGCGGGGCGTGCCGACAGATATTGCTTACAGCTTGTGGACCGTGACGCCTTCTTCCTTCGCGTCGACGACGATGTCCGAGGCGAGGTCCGCACCACCGCCATCCGAGCTGAACGCGACGATCGAGATCGGTGCGTCGAACAGACCGGGGTTCAGGGCTTTCATCGATCCGAGCAGCGATTCTGCGTTCTCCGGCAAAATGTCGATGCGACTCGGATCGTCGCTCTTATCGACGACCATCGTGATGTCGGTAAAGCCCGCGTCCTTCAGACCTTTGCCGACAGCCACAGCGATCGCTTGGCGCTGGTTGATGTTGTCAGCAGCGATCATTACGGATGCGGCTTGCTGGGGGTTGTTTTCGATTGCTTCGCTCATTTTACTTCCTTGCTTCGGTTGATGGTTGTAATCAGCAGTAAATCACTGCTATTCTGCTTCTACTTCTGCACCGACAAACGTGCCCGCTTCCTTTTCCTCGCGGATCAGTTCGATCGTTGCTGCACTGACCTGACCGTCTCGAACCTGATCGAGTACGGCGGCCTTCCATCCCGGACTGTATTCCGGGCCTGGTTCGGCTTCGGCGAGGTCCGGCCGATCCTTCATCAGCGCGAGTTGCGGGTGATCTTCCCGCGCATCGTAGGTGCTGAAGGGCATGGCCAACAACTTCACCGGGCGGGCGAAGACAGCCGGATTTGCTTCCTTCATCGCATCGAGCAGCGAAGGCATCTTTTCCTCTTCGATGACCGTGCTCGTTTCGTCATCACGGCTCGCCAAGCCCGTGTCGATGTTGGTAAATCCTGCTTCCGTCAGCCGGTTGCTGATCAGACTCGCAACCAACTGCCGTGTCTCTGCACCCTGAGCCTCAACGATAATGTTGATGTCTTCGGTGATCATCCTTTGTTTTCCTCGTGGGGTTCATAAGACGGAGAGCGCCGGAGCGCTCTCCATCTCATGGTCCGGGTTGATAAGTTTTACTTCGTGAGCGCCTGCGGCATAAGGTGAGTCCAAATCGTGTTGGCCGCGACCACCACTTCTTCGAGCAATGCTTCGACGAACAGCTCCTCCACCCGACCGTCCTTGTGGAGCCACAGATCGTAGCGAGTGTCCTCGCCCGTTTTCAGGTACTCACTCATCGTCACATACGGGCGATTCTCCCCCATGCGATTCAGATCCAAGAAACAGAACTGGGTGTGGGCCATGTTGTCGGCCGACTCACACACGTACATTGTTTTCAGCTGAACGCTCGGAAACTCAGAGCGTACTTCCAACAGCTTCGCCTGCAGAATTCCCATGATGGCGTAGCCGAACGGATTCGGTACGTTATCAGCCATCGAAATGGTCTCGGGAAGGACAGGGTTCTTACGGGCGCTCATGCGTCACTTACTCCTTCTAAGGGTGGTCTCCGCTCAGATTAATCTGAGTCACACGATTAGAAGCGAATAGTGATGCCGTTGTTGCCGACTTCCATCTTGATCTTGCTGTCCGGCGATGAGTGGGTCGTGATGCGATCCCAGGCTTCTTCGTTGGGGACATCCACGACCTCGTAACCTGCGCGTTCTGCGCTTTCGATCGAGATGTGGGTGTTGAAGAATCCGGGGTTTTCCTCCTTGATGGCATCCAACAGCGTCTTGACTTCCGCCGACGGCATCTCCCCGCCACTATTAGGCATGTATGCGAGATTGCGGAAGCCTGCTCCTTCGAGCGCGTTGAAGATGACGTCTTGCACGACGTTCCGATCGCCTTCTTTCCCGCCCGTGATCAGAACGTTCATATGGCGTTCGTCGACATCATTGGCTTGCAGCCGACTATCTAGTTCCAACATAGTTGTTCTCCTCGCTATGCGGACATAAAAAAAGAAGGTCTAGGGTGCTACCCCTAGACCCTTCGCGCGGGCGTTTACTTGATCTTGCGAATCAGGTAGACGTCCTGGCCAATGAGGCCGTTCGTCACTTCCAGGATGTGGTCGTCAACCGTCCGGATCAGATGCCGGTGGAAGTTGTCGTCCACACCATTGGTAGCTTCGATAATGCTGCGTGCCAATTCGTACAGCTCCGGCATTTCCGTCGTGATCATCGATGCGATCTTGTCTTGCGGATCGAGCTCGAGTTCCAGCTCGACTGCATTGACGTTCAGGTACGTGAGCGTGAAGTTGGAGACGAGATACGTGATCTTCGGCCCCTTGTCCTTCGAATACTCGCGATCCATCAGGAGCGCATCGGTGAGAAGCACTTCGTCTTCTTCGTTGACGAATTTGGCGAACGCTGCCTTGATGTTCTTCACCTGGTTACCCAGGAAAGCATTGGAGAACGTTTCACCGTAGAACTTCTCGATCGTAGGAGCAACAGCTTCCGCATCCTCGATGAATGAGGAGATACGGATATCCGGAATTGACAAACATTGGCTCAGCTGACGATTAATGACGGCAGTCATCTTCTCGTTGACGGCACGAAACAGCGGCACCGTCATTGAGCCTTCCACCGACAACATCATCTCACGCAGCTCGGAGTACGACTTCGCTTGCGCGAATGACTCGATGGCGCCCGTTTCGTCCACAGCAGCAACGAACGGTTCAGCCACTTGCGCACGGATGCGGAACACATCCGGCAGCGTCGCATCGCGCATCGTCGACATGCACTTGAGCGTACCTTGCAGCCACGCCAGTGATTCCGACGTATCGAGCACCCAAGCTTCCTCGATGACTTGAACGAGCGGTTTCTTTGGCGGCTCTTCACCTGCTTCACCATCGCCCACGATAGTCGTGAGTTCCTTCACGCCAGCTTGCACGCGTTTGAGCGATTCAGCAGACTTGTTGGTATCGACATGCTTCGGAACAGCACCGAAGGTCGTAGGCAGGCGATGCTTTTCGTGATCCATCGAGTTTTCCGTCCTTTCTTTCACGAGCTGGGTGACAGTGCCGTCGGCTTCCTTCTTCAGATACATCAACTGCGTTCGCGGGTTGTAAGCCAGCGAATACGGTTGCTTCATCGAGGGACGCCATTTCAGCTTCGTGGAATCGATGTGTTCTTCCGCGCTACCTTGCGGTTTCGTTTCCACTTGCGTGACGGGTGTCGAAACTGACGCTTCTTTCACCGTCGGTTTGACAGTCTGCTCGGCTCGTTCAGCGGGCGGAACCCAGGCGGATTTCTTCTCCTGTTTCTCTCTCGCTTGATCTTCCCGGACCTTGGTCTCGAACCGACTCGTGTTGAACCGATCCGATTCGCTACCCGTTGCCGTGCCACCGCCACCGACGGAGAATAGACCCGTGTTGCCCGTGTTCAGACCAGTGAACTGTCGTGGTGCCTGACGGTTTTGGCTCATCCAGCCACCACCTTGGCCACCACCCCCGCCCCACTGCCGACCGCCGCCCCACTGCCCGCCTTGCTGGCCGCCACCCCAAGCGCCACCCCCGCCCCAACCACCTCCGCCACCCGGACCCCACTGCCCACGCATCATCTGTGCGTAGACCTGCGAGCTCTTGAAGCCCGAGATCTCGTTGGCTAACCCTGCCCACATGTTGGCGAGATTCGTGACCACAGTCTGCATTTGCGGCGGTGTCTCCGCCTGCAGCTGTTGGTAGGTCATGATCTGGACGGCGACGAACATCTCCACCATCTTAGGCACGAATGCCTGTGCAGCTTGTTCCGGATTCTGAAACTTGCGCTCCGCCAGCGCCATCAGAACCCAGTCCACGGTGCCCATCACGAGACCTGCGAAGACCTCATTTTGGAAGCCGTTGCGCGACACCATATTGAACACCATCATCCGGGGCGGACTTTTATGGGCGTCGTTCTGGATGTCGAGCGCGATAGCCGCTGCGATCACCGGAATGAGATCATTCATGAATGCCGGAGCTTCGAACTGCGGCACACATGGAGGATTATTCAGCGAGATCTGCATCGGACCACGTTCCGGATTGTAAGGGTCTGCCGGAAGCTGACCACCTTGTAAATTCACCATGGCAATTCCTTTCCTTGTTTTTTACCCCAGATGCGTCCATCCGGGGCTGGATTTAAGAGATACAGCTTCGAGCTGCCTTATTGCTTCAATTTTTGCTGCGTGCTGTCCAACAGCTCGATGAGCCCAGGGTCGCGTAGCACCACCCCTTCCGAATCCGTGTGCAAATGCGGATTCAGACGCGCATGCCCGGAAGGATCACTCTTCGGCAGATTCGCATACCCGCCGACTTCGCACACCGAGATGTGGATCTGTTTCGTCGGGTCAGTGATTGCCGCGTTATCCTTCCGCCCCGTTTGACGACTGGAGCTCGTTTGTGGCACCAACTGCGCGGTCGTTTTGAACGCCTTGTTGTCGCCAGGGCACGAAATAGTCGAGACCTCACCGTGCTTCTTGGTGATCGAATACACCAGACCGGTCCTTAGCGTCTGGTTCATCATGGTCGTGATTTCTTTCGAGTTCAGTTCTTTCTTCGAAGCAGCCTTCAGCTTGAAGTAGAACTTGTTGATCTGCTTGGTGATTTCATCCAGCACGTAGTAAAGGACAGACAACTCCTTGTCGTACATGCTCGAGACTTGATCCTGGGCTGACAGAATCCAGTCCTGGAAGTTTTCAAGCACAATGCCGAACAGCTGGTAAATGTCCTCCACCGGCATGCCGATCTTCTTGAACTTGATTTTCATCACCTCATCGATGTACTCATCCAAACTGCGGATGTGCTCAGCGATATCGTCCTCGAGTTTGCCCTCATTGACGTTGCTCGAGAAAAGCAGATGGCCCATCAAAATCATCCACAGCGCACGCTCCCGCGGCTTGGGTTCAGTAAGCGTGCCAATGAACTTCGGCTGAACCCGGCTGGGGAAATGATCGACGATATAGAAGAACCCGCAGACTAGGTTTTTGACCTGTTGCGTGTACTCTTCCCGGCGGATAGCCAGGCGAATCGTCGTGGGCGTATAGGACTTCAGGGTGTACGTCCGAGCTGGGCGGGTGTGCGTGTTGGTTCTGCAGATTACCCACTCGCTGGGCGGATATTCGGCTTCACTGATCGTGCTTGCGTCGCCAATTACCGGCACCGTCCCGCCGAAACGTTGGAACATTTCCGCAAATCCATACTTACATAGCAAGTAGTGGACCAGCGTCGTGTTCGCTTTGATCACCGGCTTGAGCTTTTGCATCTTCTGGTTCTTGTTGTACACCAAGGACCAGGCCACGTGAACAGTCTCTCGGAACTCGCGTCCCGTCGGATCATTCGCGAGATAATGCTGCTGCTCGCGCTGAAAAGTCAGCTTTGCTCGGATAAGCTTCACGAAGATGGATGACTCCCCCTTCGAGATCACTCGGTCAGCCAAGATCGGAGAGATCACAAACCTCGATCCACCCAAATAGATGACCCCTGCGTCCGACACAAACGGCAGATACATATACCGTCTGATTTCCTCCGTCTTGCCAGTTTTCGGATCGACATGGCGGAAGATGTACTTCATCATGTAAATGTCCGACCGAGCCACGTCGTACATCCGCTTGTTGTTTTTCTTACGAGTGGCCTCGTCAAATTCCTCCTGTGGTGTGCATCGCTCCCCCTTCACGTATGTGAATCCTTCAGGAAACCCCTTCGCTACCGCACGAAACACCGAATCTACCCACGCTTCAGCTTCTTGCATATGCTTTTGCGCAAGCCCGTTCGCGAGATCCGGGTTCAACTTGGGGGTATGGAGATCAATTAGCCGAGCAAGTTCACGATCTGACATTGCGATTGGTCTTCTTTCAAATACTGCAACTTTTTGCCACATCCACAACTAACCATTAGGCTTCATCAGCTTCATGATAATCGGAATGGCCGCCCCGATACCGACGATGATCGTCGGCAACATCTTTACCATCTCACTTCGGTCTTTACGATCCTGAGACCTCTCCTCGTACCTGTCTTTCAGCCTGAGTCGCTCAAGAGCTAACAAATGCTCGGCTCTCTTGCGCTCCTCATCCAGTTCCGCCTCTCGACGGGCCCTTCTAAGGTCAGCCTCCTTTTCTCTGGCTTCAGACAGTTTGAGCTGATGTTCTAGCTCCGCCATTTCCTTGGCATACTGCTGCTTAGTCTGTTCCAACTCCTTCTTGACTTGGGCAGTTGCATACTCAACGCTCGCCAAGCTCATTTTCTGTGCTTGGGTCAAATCCCCTAGATGCCTGGCATCCTCGAAGGTTCGATAGATGCCGAACTTCTCATGATCAGGGGAATCCAATGGAATTCGATTGACAGAATAACTGCCGGTGAAAAGCTCACCTGCATCAGGATCACTCGAACCAATATAAATTCCATCGCGTCTTTCTGGATCTCGCTTCGTACGAACCCGATACACCTGGTTCGCAATGTTAATAAATCGATCACCAAACCTACCGGTGTTGTCGACAATCTCCACGCAATAGCCGAAGCTTTCCCCGCCTACCTTCACAGGAGTTTCTGCCATCATCTTGAGGCTGCGTCCCTCCTCGCTGTGCGGATGCGCCGGAACATAGGCGATCGGCAGCATCGACACAACACAATCGGTTTCGTGATGATACACGCTCCGACCGTGTGCTTGCAGTTGCTCAAGAGTGATGGGATGGTCCAAGACTAAGTTCGCTCGGGCATAAAGCCCTAGCTTTTCGTCGGACTCTTTCAGTGCTTGTTTCAACTTCTGGAGCACTATGGACGAGCTGTCATCAACTCCATCTAATACCGCCCTCACGTTTTCTTTTACTTCTGGTGTGAACTGAAACTCGGTGCGGATGACGAAATCCCGGCTACGGAAGGTGGTCTTAGGTGGGATCGTCACCGGCAGACCAGACCTTTGTACAACTGTAATCGGAACTGTTGTTGCGTTGATGAAGCTAATCCTGCGACAAGCCTGGATTGGATCACTCCAAGCCTGGCCTCCCGCCGAGCCCAACGTCACATCTCCAAAGAACGTCGGACTACTCGTCGCTGGACTGGACATACGGACTCCAAATGCTAAGCGTTAAGTCAGGTACTTCTTAATCCTAACTGGCCTATTCAAACTGTTGCCATGGAAATGATATATCATTGAAAGATTTTTGAGCAACAGCATAAAAGCCGAGCCTAGGCTCGGCGCTTATGACGGCATAAACCGAAGTCGAGCGGGGCCTTTTACGGCTCCGCCCGCCTTACGTAGCACTTCAAGAAGTTCCGTTGCCGGTTCTCCTCAATAGATAAGTCTACTAAGGTAAGAATTTACGCCCAGCAATTCTGACAGGACCACCTCACCTTTTGAACCGACGGCATAAAAGCCTCCCCCAGGTTTCCCCAGGGGAGGCTCCAGCCCCAACAGCTGCACTACTCGGCAACGCGTTTAACCTGTCCAGACGGTGAATCCGTTCAGGTCATTCACTTCTACCAAGCGGGTTCTTCAGACCGTGTGCATGTTGACCGGCACCTTGGCCGTCACGACGTTCTCGATACCGCTCACGTCGATCGAACCCATGATCGGCAGGTTCACGATGTGCAGGAACGACGGCTGAACCGTGATTTCCTTGCTGTTCGCGCCGTTGCGGTGCAGCGGCAGGATCAGCGTGAGTTCCGGCTTCCACGCCATGTTGCCGAAGTGCATCGGGTTCGGCACGCCTTCCTTGCCTTCACCGAACTCGCCGAACGAGAAGCGGATCTTGCCACGCATGTTGATGTTCAGCGTCGAGACGATCTTGACGTTGAAATCGTTGCCCAGCGTACGGAAGTCGCCCGTCACTTGGAGGTAACGTGCGATGACCGGATCGGTACCGATGATCACGGTCGGCGTTGCAGCGACGCCGCCAGCCAGTGCGTCGGCAGCAGCCTTGAAGCCCGAGTCGCGATACATGCGGTAGACCATGTCGCGCAGCATGTTCACCAGCGAGGCCTGGATGTCGGCCGCACGTTCGTGCGACTTGATCGAGTCCACCACAGCCGGAGCGCTGTAGTTCTGGTGCTCGTAGAACGGGGTCACGAGGAAACGTGCCACGCCCAGGATTTCCGGATCGCCTTGATACAGACCGCCGTTCTGGGTCACGAGTTCTTGCAGCGCGCCTTCGGCTTCGAGCAGCTTCGCGACAGCCGCGTTCGACGTACGGATGTGCGTTGCCGTGATCAGCGCTGCGAGGTCGCTCGCGTCGTTCTGGTCACCCAGCGTCAGCGGACGCGGGATCGTGATCGGCGACAGGAGCGGCACGCCGTAAACCATGTTGTAGAACGTCAGGTCGAGCAGCTGACCGCGTTCACGACGGTTCGTGTTCGTGCGACGAGCGTTCAGGTCGTAACCGATGACCGCGGCACCTTGCAGAGCCGTGGAGATCGTGGCGCCCACGCCGGTCGTCGGATCGACGATGTTGCCCGACGAATCGCGGATTTCGTAGATCGACACAGCACCAGCCGACAGTTGCGTGTCAGCGAGTTCGAGGTTGACCGTACCGAACACTTGCAGCGACAGCTTGACTTCGTACTGGCCCGAGACGATCGGAGCGAGCACGGTCGATGCCGTACCGTCGGCCTTCGTCGTGTTCTGGTTGATCACCAGTGCATTGCTGATGAAGTTCAGCGACATCAGGCGGTAGTTGTTCTGCACCGAGTACGTGAAGGTACCCGATTGCATGTTCGCCACCGACTTGAACTTGATCACTTCCGTGCCAGCACCCGAGCCGACCGACAGGTACAGCGCGTCCAGCTTGATGGCCGGGTCGATCGCGTCCGTCGAATCGAGCATGCCGGTTTCGAGCAGCGCGTCGGTCTGGCTGATACCGAGCAGCGAGAACTGCTTGTTGATCGCCAGCGGGCCGGTTTCGACCGAGATGCCTTCATGCACGATGGTTTCCGTCGGAACGAGCGACGGCGACACGAAGTTCGCAGCAGCTTCCGGACGGTACACCGGGATGATCTTCGACAGATCGTTGCGCAGGATGGTCGGGTCGATCAGAGCCTGGATGATGTTCTTCTTGCCGAAGTTCTTGCTGACCGCGCCGTCGATGGTGCGGCGAACTTCGTCGTACACTTGCACAAGGCGGATCGACACGGTGTAGCCGTACTGGTCCGGCGTCACGACGACGGTCGGGAAGAACGCTTCACCGAACTCGTCTTGGCGAGCAGCCTGGAGGTTGTACGCAACCGAGTAGACCGTCGCGGCCTTCGTTTCGCGCTCGTCGTAGGCTTCCAAAGCCTTCGACTGACGCTTGTCCATCGCGCCGTTGCCGACTGCGGGGATGTAGGTGTGGCCTTCCAGCGAGACCTTGCGTGCGACCGGTGCCTTCAGGAAGCCTGCCATGTCGCCCGCGACGATCGCGGCGATCAGACCGGCTTGCTTCTGCGCAGCCGTGTGCTTGCCCTTGACGAGGCCGTCGTTCTGGTTCAGTTCTTTCGCGAACGTTTCGCTGATGCCTTCGAGAGCAGCCTTCAGGCCCTTGATCGAGGTATCGAGCTCTTGCGTACGCATAGCGTCCAGCGATTCCATCGCGACGATGGACGTTGCCAAGCCCTTGTCGACCACGGGACCCCGGTTGAACTGATGCTGAACCTTGGCGACGAGCGAGTTGATGGTGCCGAGCTCTTCACCGTTGCCGATTTGATACAGTTTGGACATTTTCTATCCCTTGTGATTAAACGAAGTTGCTATTGGGGCTTGTGACGCTTATGCCGGAACTGCGACTTTCTTCTTCGAAAGCAGCTCCAACCAGCGCCGAAACCAAGGTGTGCGAGCCACCTCGTCGTGCGGTGCGTACACATACAATGCTTTCAGAATCGCCTCCACTGTGGTGAGGTGGAGATCTTCAGAAGCATTGGACGTATAGAAGCCCGGACTAATGACCATCGCGCCAACGGCAGGTGCTATGTCATAGTAATGAAAAGGTTCGCTGTGGCGCTCGCTTCGACTGTCTTCGCCAAACAAGCGTTCTTTCGCGTCCTTGACGAACGACTCGTCGAACGTCAGCGGATTTACCGTATTAGCCAGTAAGCTCTTTCCATCCTCCGTACGAAGTGTTTCATACCAACCCTGGTACAGGCTCCAGGACCCTGCGTGCACGTCGCCGCCTACAAGATTAGGTGCACAATCCTGCACAGCGACGAAACCAGCCAGATCGGCCGGGGAGCAGAAACGCCGAATCTTTTCGAAATCCAGCGCATCCGCGAGGTTCATCTTGTTTCGATGAACCGTCTCGGCGATCCAATAAGGGATCACCACAATCTTCTTTTCAGCCACGTTCTGCTCCCGAATGGGTGTCGGTGTTAATTTTTGCTGCCGTTCGCCTAGAGTATGTACAGGGGAGGAGAAACGCCCCCGAGAACAACAGGCATACGCAAAGAATCCATCGCTCGAGATTAGTCGCTCAGCCACAACATAATCATCATTTTCATAGAGATGATGGGGTAATAGCGGCGCAAGACTCGAGAACAACATCAATCAACCGCTTCAGAAATGAATAACCGACTCCTTTTGGTGAACGCGATCACCCTGCTCTATCGTGAAAGTCAGCTTCCGCCTACCATGGAGCGCTCCCAGAATCTGGTTCGCAACATTGTATCGACGATTAAGCTACCGGAGCAGCAGCTGTCTCTCGATCCGGAAACGGAAATCCTGGCTGGTTTGAAGAGCACGGCACTGGCCATGTGCGATACGCCACAGGATCACGTCTACGAGCCGCTCGAGATCATGCAGCGCATGAAGGTGGTCTGCGGGGAAGACCAAGCGCTTTACGAGGCATTTGAACAGGGTGTGACGGGGGAGCTGGCCGAAGGGTCGCTTAAGCGCACTTGTTTGAACATCCGTCGTACGCTGCAGAATTACTTCCGGGAAGAGAAAGTCAAGGAGATCTTGCACAAAGCAGGGGTCGCCGTGAAGTTCAACCGGGAAAGCATCACGGACATGAAGCAATTCGTGGCCGAAGTGTGTGCGGAGTTGGAACCGTATCAGCAAGATGCGGTGACGAAGGACCCAGCGATCGTGTCGCACGTCTCGTTCAGCAACCTGGACTCGATGACGGAGGTCTTCAAAGACATTCAGCAGGAATCGAATGGTAACTCGATCCTGCGTACGGGTTGGCAAGGCATCAACCGAATGCTACGCGGCGGTTTCCGTCGTGGCGAGCAGGTGGTGATCGGAGCACTGCAGCACAAGTACAAGACCGGTTTTACGCTGTCGATCTTCAAACACCTGGCGCTGTACAACGTGCCGGAGATGATCGACCCCGCCAAGAAGCCGCTGCTGTTGCGAATCTCGTTTGAGGACGACATCAACAACAACATGCGCTTCCTCTATACGTCTCTGAAGGAAAACGAGACGGGTATCGCCGTGACCGACAAGGAGCTGGAACAATCCAGTCCGGAAGAGATCGCAGCGTACGTGAAAGAGAAGATGGGGGTCAATGGCTATCACATCGAAATGCTGCGGGTGGACCCGACCAAGTGGTCGTACATGGACATTTGCAACAAGATCATCGAGTACGAAGCAGATGGTTACGAAATCCATGCACTGATCCTCGACTATCTGTACATGGTGCCGACCACGGGTTGCTCGCAAGGTCCGGCAGGTCACGACGTGCGCGACATGTTCCGTCGCATGCGTAACTTCACGAACCCGAGAAAGATCACTTGCATCACACCGCACCAGCTCTCCACGGAAGCGAAGCAGTTGGTCCGGGACGGTAAGATGGATTTCGTGAAGGAAATCGCGAACAAGGGCTACTATGCGGGTTCGCGTCAGATCGACCAAGAGGTGGATCTGGAGCTATACATCCATATCGAAATCGTGAATGGACAGAGTTGGCTCACGGTACAGCGTGGTAAGCACCGGATTGTGGGGCAAACGCCGTTGATCGACCAGTATTGCGTGTTGCCGTTCCAACCCGTGGGTGGCATCTTGGATGACATCAACGGACCCGATTCTACGAGACGTAAAGTGGGAGGGGGTCCGATTGGTAGCAGTGATGAAACGCCGTGGTATGCAACGTTGGATGATCCTTTGCAACTGTAATTCTTTTCCCCTGTAGTACCGCCGGTGACACCTGGGTCTGACCAACCCAGGTGTTGCTGGCCCTTTATGCCGTTAAAAGAACAAAGCGCCAAAATAGTTATGAATCCATTTTTGGCCCTTACTAATAAATCGCAGAGGACCCCATGTTTTCAGGCCTGAAGCGTCTGATCGGCAAGATCGATGTCACGCAAGATCAAAAGCTTATTCACGTCGAGGGGTTGCCTGCTGACGTCGTAGCAAAAGACATCGCGAAGATCTGGGCAACGAGCAAGATCACGAACTTCATGTTCTCCCAGATGGGTCGATCGAGCATCGCGTTCAATCCGTTCTTCGCACCGGACGTTGCTTACACCCTCAAGACGGTATTGCAACAACGCAGCCGCAATTACAATAACCGCGCGCTGCAAAAGGTCATTGACCTGATGTACGAGAATACGTGGTTGCGCGACACGATCCGAGATGATCACCACGGCATCCTGGACTTCGGCGCGCTGGATCAGCTCAACCTGACCCTGCTGCCACACCAAGAAGAATTCCTGCGCATCTACAACGAGATGGTGCCGAAGATGAAGCTCAAGGGCTACATCTTGGCAGCCTCTCCTGGCTCGGGTAAAGCACAACCGCTGAGTGCAGCCATCAAGGTGCCGGGCGGTTGGTCCATGATGGGAAAGATGCAGGTTGGCACTGAAGTCATTACACCTAAGGGAACGGTCACGAAAGTTACTGGTGTGTTTCCTCAGGGCAAGAAGGACATTTATCGAGTGTCGTTTTCCGATGGGCGTTCTACCGAGGTGTGCGGCGACCACCTTTGGAAAGTGCATCTTCGTCATGAAGGTGGGGAACATTGGAAAATCAAAACCACGAAAGAGATTCTTGAGTCGTCTTCGTTTCGTGACGGTCGTGCTTACATTCCGCTGATTCAGTCGGAGCAAGGTCCTGATCTGGATCTTCCGATCCATCCCTATCTGCTTGGCGTCTTGATTGGTGACGGCTGCATTAGCCAGGAATTTGTTCACGTCAGCAATCCCGAAAGTTTCATCAAAGAGAAAATTGCAGATCTGCTAGATCCCGATATGCAGATAGGGAATCAGATCAATGCAAATGACTTTTCACTTACCGGGATCAAGGTTCCAGGCGAACCTTTCAAGAACAGTCTGAAGAGAAAACTTGCTGATCTGGGCCTGCAGTACAAACTCAGTCACACCAAGTTTATTCCGGAAGACTACCTGCATGCTTCCCATCAGCAGAGATTGGCGCTTCTCCAGGGTCTGATGGATACGGACGGCTATGCTGGAACAGGTGGCAGTGCGACATACACGACAACAAGTTTGCAGTTGGCTGAACAAGTTCAAGGCTTGGCTCACTCGTTAGGCGCTATCGCCACCATTGCGGTCAAGAGAAAATCCTTTACGTACAAAGGAGAGAAGAAGCAAGGTCGAGTATCCTACGATGTTCATATTCGCCATCAGTATCCGGAAGAGCTCTTTACTCTGCCGAGAAAGAAAGAAAGGATGAACAACGATAATCAATACGCATCTAGTCTCAAACTGCGTATTGATCGTATCGAATACGTCGGTCAGAAAGAAGCGCAGTGTATTTCCGTTGAGGATGAAGACCACCTTTACGTGACGAATCAGTTTATCGTTACGCACAACACGATCAATTCGATCGCATTGGGCTTGACGCTGAACGCAGATGTCCAGATTTACATTGTGCCGAAGAATTCGGTCGATGAAGTCTGGAGCAAGACGCTGGGCACTATCTTCAAGAAACCCCAAGAGCATTCGTTCTGGACCTCGACGTCAAATAAGCCTCTCGAATGGGGCTATAAGCACTACGTGTTCCACTACGAACAGCTCGCGCGCGCTATCGAATTCTTCAAGGCGAACCAGAATCAAGTTCGTAAGCCGTTCATGGTTGTGGATGAATCCCACAACCTCAATGAACTTGGGAGCCTGCGTACGAACCTCTGGATCGATCTGTGCAGGGTTACCAACTGCCAGCACATCTTGCCGATGTCGGGCACACCCTTGAAGGCCATCGGTAACGAAGCCATTCCGATTCTGACCGTCTTGTGTCCAGACTTCGATGAAGATGCGTCGATTCGTTTCCGCGAAATCTTCGGCAAGAACTCCAGTCGTGCGAACGATATTCTGCGCAATCGCCTCGGGCTGATGATGTACAAGGTAGACGCTGTAAAGGACATGGAGCCTGACGAACCTCGCCTGAACATCAAGATGCCTAACGGCGGGATGTATACGCTGGAAGCGGTCAAAGACGTCATGCGTAAGTTCATTGAAGAACGCATGGCTTTCTACAAGGCGAACTTCAAGGAGTTCGAGAAGACCTACTTCTACGCCTTATCGATCTTCCAGCGAACTTTGCATGGCGGTCAAGATGTCATTGCCTTCAAGAAGTATCAGGGCTACATCTCGACCATCCGTCAAGGATACGATCCGAAGACCATGAAGGACATGGTCGCATGGTGTAATCACTACGAGAAGTCCAGGATTGCACCGACGCTTCCACGGGATCTGAAAGTGGCGTTCCTGGATGCACGGTCCGTGGTGAAGTACATGGACCTGAAGGTGCAAGGCGAAGCACTGGGTCGCGTGCTGGGGAAGATGCGCAGCCAGTGTCACGTCGACATGGTGCCGTACGTGGGACTGCCTAAGCTGATCGATGGGTCACTCTCGAAGACGGTGATCTTCACATCTTACGTGCAAGTGGTGAAGACCTGCGACACGTACTTGCAGGAACAAGGCTATCAGCCGTTGCTCGTCTATGGTGACACCAACAAGGACTTGAAGTCGATCATCAATCGATTTGCTGAGGACGAAGACTTGAACCCGCTCGTGGCGACGTTCGATTCTCTGTCGACAGCAGTACCGCTTACCATGGCGTCCACTTCTGTCTTCATGAACTCGCCATTCCGGGATCACGAATACAAGCAAGCCCGCGCACGTACGGCTCGTCTCGGTCAACGGTTCCCTTGCACGATCTGGAACGTGTTCCTGGACACGAATGGGGAGCCGAACATCAGCACCCGTTCGAACGACATCATGAACTGGTCGCGTGAAATGGTGGCGTCGATGATGGGCACCAATAGCCACAGTCTGGATGTGGCGTTGGAATCGTTCAACGACAGTAGTGAAGTCCAAGACGACGATAAAGTCGAAGTCGACGGCTTTATTACACAACCCAACTGGATGCAGTGGTCATCCTTCTAAGGGAAAACAATGTATCCGATTGCTCGCCGTACTCCGGCGCTCGAATGGGCGCTTTGGAAGACGTGGGATGACGGAGCGAAGAAGATTGACGTGAACAAGCTGGATCAGGGGAAACTCCATCTCCTGTCCAGCCAGACCGAGTTACTCAAAGCGCTCGACAACTGGATCTTGTCACCCGATCGTAACCTCCTGCCTTCTCTTACTGAGTTGGCCAAAATCGTCAACCGTCTCTACAACTTCAAAGAGCTGCAGCTCTATCGTGGCTTCGACATGAAGTTAGGCTACCAGGACAACATGGGTCTGTCCGGAACGCCAGAACAGAACAAGCACTACGAATACCGCTGTCATAGTCCGTTGTCTTTCAGTACGGACCTGAGCATCGCTCAAACCTTTGGTAGCGTGGTGGTCCTGACCCATCTCAACGTGAATCAGACTGACGCATTGGTGGTCACCGACGAGTTGGCGACGTTGGTGTGTCAATTGCGCAACATCGCTCCGGAAACGCAGAAAGAAGTCATTGTGTTTCCGCCTGCTGTGGTCAAGTTCGAAGTTATCGAAAAATAGAGGTTTTCATGAAACGTATCAAATTGGGCAACATCAGTCTGGAGTCGTTCGATCAGGCACCGACTGGTAATGTCGTTGCACCGACAGCGCAACCTCCGCAACACGAGCAACCGATCACACCGACCTCGGGGTATTTCGAGACACCGTTCAGTGGTCAGGAGAACTACGCTGCCGAGCGTTTCCAGCAACGGGCATTGGAAGCCATCGCCAAACCGCCGTATCCGCTCCGTAAGGCGCTGGAAAGCGATGCGGTAGTGGTGGATGAGGACGAACTCGATCAGTTCGTCCTGCAGGCCAATAGCTTGACGACCATGTTGGATGAAACCTCGGGTGTAGCGCTCGAAGGTAAGCAAAGCGCCAGTGACATCGCCAAGAGCAAGATGCACCTGCGCTTTAAGAAGCTGAAGGATGGCTTCGTCGATACGTTCCGCTCGGCTGCAGGCATGGC